TGGAAATTTAATTTTGATGTAGAAGGAAATACTGGTGATGCATTAGATAATCCAATAATAGGTATAGCTTTAACTTGTGATGTAGATTGTTGCATAGCAAGTAAAATGACTACCTATTTAAATAAATCTTGTGATAAAAAATCATTTATTATTAAAGCACAATCATCAACATTAGCTGAAATATACATTTATTTAAAAGATTTTTTTCTCCAGAATTTATTTTTATAAACGTCTACCCAACGATTATATATAGTGTTTAATGTTTTTTTATGTAATTTTTCAAAATAAAAACCAGACCACATTTTCCATGAATCTCGTTTAAAAGGAATTACTTGAACCATAGGTTCCCCTTTTTTAATTAAAAATTGTTTATCTCTTTTATGTAAAATAAAAGGAAAATTTATAGCATTGACATAAACGTCAGTATCTACGATCCCTGAAATTATTTCAAACCTTGGTTCTAATCTATTCATAGGTTTTATAAACAAACAACTATAACCAGGAGGTGTTTTAATTAACCATTTGTTATGAAATTTCCCTGCGTTTTCTCCTGTAATATTTTTCCATTTTTCTGGTAATTGAGCTTTACCATGGTAACCAAAATCATTTTGATCTTGATCAAAAGGAATTATATAGCCCGCAGTTAACGAATCTAAAAAAGGAACACATGTTTTAAGAGTAACTTTGTGATAATCATTATCATTAAATCTTGATAATTTTTTATATTCTTCAGGTATGTATCTAGAAGCAGGCTGAGGATGAGGCCATATATCTATCATGTCCTCATTAGTTGCACAAAAAGTTATTTTATTTTCAAACATTATTTTTATTCTTTTCAATATTTTCAATAAAATTAAAAGACATAGACCTTCTAATTTCTCCCTTTTTTTTAACTTTAAAAGGCATCACACAATGTTGATGACTAGCTTCAAATACATAAAATTGTCCTACTTTAGGAGTTACCCAATTAGAACCAACACCATCAACTCCTACAAAACCTAATTGCCCATCTTTAAATTTATGGGGATCTTTAGCATCATTTATAAATTCAGGAATTTTTAAAAATAAAACAGTAGACCATCCTGTTCCATTGTGATGAGTATGCGGGGGGTTATATTCTCCTTCTTGCATATCGTTTACCCAACAACTAAGAATATGTAATGGTTTTTTCTTTCCTATTTTACTAACTTTTTCTAACATATCTACATAATCATGCATACAATCTACAAGATACTTAGATATCTTAGTTTCTTCTAAAAGATTAGTAAACTCTAATTCGGATTCTAATCTGCCTGCTAATCTAGAACCAAAAGAATGAAGTTTAGTTTTTAATTTTTCATATCTATTATTTAAATCTTCAATGCTATCTAAAGGTAAGTCATAGCATTTAACTATTTTTCCAAATATTATGGTTTGTGATTTCATTCTTTTTCTACCTCTTTCATAACATAAATTCTCTGTCAAGAAAACAATTATAAAAAGATTGCTTGATATATTACACACACATGTTTAAATTAGATCTCACCCAAAATTTAAAAATCAGGAGATATTATGGAAAATCAAGAAGTATTGAAGGCTATAGCTACCCTTGCTGATAAGGTGAGTCGCTATCATGAACGTTTATTAACAGTAGAAAGAGAAAAAGAGAAATTAGAGAAAACTTTATCAGAACATTTAAAAGGGTGTAGTTGTCATAATACTTCTCATGAACAAGTAATGTTAAACGGTAATTCTGCTGATATGGAGTGCGAAGCTTGTAGCGCTTAACCAGCATTAGGAAGGAGTTGGTTCGTTTAAAAAATTAACAATTGAATATCGCCAAGAAGATTCACCTTCTTTTGCAAAAGGGTGCAGAGGACAGTGATAGGTACCTCCTGTAAAAAAAATTGCTCTATTACGTTTGAAACCAATATGACTATTTAAGATTGCATCTTTATCTTTTTCTTTTGTATAAAAAGCTGTTCCATTATTAAGTTTTTCATCACCTATCATATATATAAGACACTGTGCTTCACAAAAATCATCTGCATGAGGCCTGGGCTCATCGGTTGCACCGACCATTGTATACATGGTTTTGTGTTTTTTACTATTAGTGGTAAATAAAAAATATTTTTTTATAAGGTTTCGTATTAAATCTTTAACTTCACAACGTGAAGGTAATGTATGAGTGTGCCAATACGTGCTGCCATCTTGTATTTCTCTTTCTACTTTATCTGGAACAACATAATGAATATTTAACAGTTCTTCACATATTATTGAGTATTCTTTCTGCGGAAAGAAATTATCTTGAACAAATATTTTTGACATTAGTCTTCTTGGGGACCTAGCATTTCAGCTAATGAAGGCGCAAATATTTGAACATCTCGTCTAATGTGTTCTTCTTGAGTTTCTGTCTCAGGATTATTAATATCATTTTTTACTTCTTCTTCAGAAGAGTATTCATAACCTGTTTTTATATTTGTTATTAATGTCTCTGATCCACATTTCATATGGGGGACTTCTCTTCCATCGTCAAGAGTAATAGTTCCTATTTGCTGGGCTTCTTCTATAATTTTAGGCATTCATTTTCCTTTTTAATTCTAGGTTAAAACTTAATATAATTCTTTCCTCAGTGGAATTATTTTTTTCTACTTCGTGATTTAACCATGACGGAAAAAAAAGTATGTCATTAGGTTTTGGGGTCCACGAAACACGGCTACTTGTATGTATACTTTCATCACTCTTTTTTGGGGGTGATAATACCTCAGATTGAGGTCTAGGATCATGAAAAACAAGAGTACCACTATCAGGAGGTACTTGTAAATAAAACACTCCTGAGAGATAATTAAAAGGGTGAGAATGAAGTTTATTTCTGCTACCTGGAGCATTGACCATGGCCCATAAACCACTTAATTCAGGGGTCATATAATCTTCAACCGATAAATGATTCATTGCTTCTTGTCCTAAATTTATTACTTCTGATTTAAATGTTGAAAACCTTTCGTCCAAATGCAAATCTGTTTGACTATGCCATCCACCCTCGTTCGTCTTTCTTATTCCTTTAAGATCTTTCTGTTGTATCTCTTTTATAATTTTAACTAGATCTTCATATCCTGCTAAATTTATAGAAAAGACGGGGGTAATAAATAAAGAATGTAAATCGATTATAAATCTCCTTTTGTAATTTCTAAAACAGATACTGTAACATGAACTTGATTAGCAGCATTTGCTTGTAAATATAATATATCACTTTCT